GGTTTATATCTAACAAAATATTATGGCGACTATTAAAGAAGTAGCAGAACATTTAGATTTATCTTCAGTTCGTGTTCATGACCTTTTTAATGAAAATATACTCATAAAATCAGGAAAATCGGGTGGACAAGATGTAGATGATTGCCGAGTAAGATACATTCGCTACTTAAGATCGCTTTCTAAGGGCAAAACCACAGGCAGTGGCGATTTAAACGAAGAAAGAACAAGACTGACTAAGGCACAAGCCGATAGAGCAGAGTTAGAGCTACAAGAGAAGGAAGGCGAGCTGATATCAACAGACTTAATCAAAACAATATGGTCAGACTATGTCGCCAATGTCAGAAGCAAGCTCCTAGCCCTACCATCTAAGCTCGGACACTTGACACAAGCTAGTGAAAGCTATGCAGAAGCCGAAGCAATCATAAAAGAAGCAATTTACGAATGTTTAGAGGAACTATCAGACGATGCAACAGCTCAAACCGATCTGGACACAACTAAGTGATCTGTGGTCACCACCACCCGATCTCAAAGTAGATGAGTGGTCAGATAGATATAGAAAATTATCATCTGAATCATCTGCCGAAGCAGGGCAATGGCGAACAGACCGAGTGCCATTCCAAAGAGAGATCATGAAGGTTATCAATGACCCCAATGTAGAAGAGATAACATTTATTAAATCTGCACAGGTTGGGGCAACTGAGATTCTACTTAACACTATTGGTTATTACATTGATCAAGAACCATCTACTATTCTTTGTATTCAACCATCATTATCTATGGCACAAGCCTTTTCTAAAGATAGACTTGCACCAATGTTAAGAGACACACCAAACCTAAAAGGCAAAGTTAAAGACCCAAGAAGCAGAGATGCTGAGAATACAACTATGCACAAAAAGTTCAGTGGTGGTCACATAACATTAGTAGGTGCTAACAGTGCCAGTGGGTTAGCTTCACGACCTATTAGAATATTGTTGTGCGATGAGGTTGACAGATACCCTGCCAGTGCTGGAACAGAAGGTGACCCAATATTACTAGGCAGAAAAAGAACAACAACATTCTGGAATCGTAAGATTATCCTGACATCAACACCCACAATAAAAGGACTGTCAAGAATAGAAAGGGCATACGAAGAATCAGATAAACGAGTGTATAAAGTGCCATGCCCAGAATGTAACCAAAAGCAAGAGCTAAAATGGCAACAAATAACATGGCTTGAAAATAAACCTGAAACAGCTTCACTATCATGTAAACATTGTGGGGCAATTATTCCTGAAAGTAAAAAACAATGGATGTTATTAAATGGTGAATGGGAAGCACAAGCAGAATCTAAAAAGGTTGGCTTTCACATTTCTGAGCTATATTCACCATTTAGAACTTGGGTAGAATTAGTAGAAGATTTCCTAGAAGCTAAGAAATCACCTGAATTACTACAAACATTTATCAATACCACATTAGGCGAGACTTGGGAGGAGCAAGGCGAAGAGATAGAAGCTGAAGGCTTAATGTCTAAATGTGAACAATACAATCACGAAGCTGTCCCAGAAGAGGTCTTAGCTATTACAGCAGGAGTAGATACCCAAAACGATAGACTAGAAGTACAAGTTATAGGTTGGGCTGATAACTTTGAAGCATGGGTTATTGAGTACAAGATACTTTGGGGCAACCCAGCAACAAAAGAAGTTTGGCAAGAATTAGATGAGTTTCTAACCAATGTTTATACCAAAGCCAATGGACATAAATTACCAATAGCATCAACTTGTGTAGATAGTGGTGGGCATCATACCGATATGGTTTATGCTTTCTGTCGTGGCAACAATCATAGAAGAATCTTCGCTATTAAAGGGGCTTCACAATCTAACAAACCCATTGCATCTAAACCAACTTTTGTCGGCAGAAGAAGAACAGCACTATATTCTGTTGGGACAGATACAGCCAAAGAGATGATACATTCAAGGTTAAAAGATGAAAAAACAAACCTAATTCACTTTCCTAATACTGTAGATGATGAATATTTCAAACAACTCACTGCTGAGAAACGAGTAGCCAAATTTGTAAGGGGTAAAAAAACACTAATATGGAAACAAACAAGACAGCGAAACGAAGCCCTTGATACTTTTGTGTATGCTCTAGCAAGCATAAAAATTCTACAGCCAGATTTCGCAAAGCTACAAAACAAAGAAGTAAAAGCTGAAGAACAGCAAAATATTCAAAAAAAACCATCTATTATTCAAGAAAGACGAAGATTATACAGGAGAAATCCAAGAAATTTTGTCAATTCATGGAAAGAATAGGTACAATTTAAGGTAAACTATTCCACATGGCTAATTTATTTGATAGAGCTAACTACCCAACCCAAGAACCAGATGTCTTAGTAGTAGGCGATAGATGGACTTGGAGACGACCTGACTTAGTGCCTGATTACCCAACAGCAGATTATGCATTGACTTATGAGTTCCACGAAGATAGTGGTGGTGGTGGCTCACACAAGTTCGCTATCACAGCAACAGAAACCACTGACGATTACATTGTAGAAATAGCAAGTGCCACAACAGCTACTTATGCTACTGGCGATTTTCACTGGTATGCTTTCATAACCAGAACTAGCGACAGTGAAAGAATAGCGATAGATGATGGCTATGCGAAGATTGAGCTTAATTTTGCCGATACCAATGCTGACCACAGAAGCCATGCCAAGAAGGTGCTTGATGCTATTGAAGCTGTCTTGGAAAATAGAGCATCACAAGACCAAATGAGCTATAGCATAGCAGGTCGGTCATTATCAAGAATGTCTATTGATGATTTGATGAATTTTAGAAATAGATACAAAGCAGAATACAATAAAGAACTCAAAAAGTGGCGAATAAAAAATAAACAACAAACAGGCAACACAATTAAAGTAAGGTTTTAACAATGGCTATTTGGGATAATATATTCAAGCAAAGAAAAAAATCGGTCAAGATAAGAAATTATAAAGCAACACAATCAGACAGCTTATTTGCTGATTGGGTCAGTGGTTCATCTAATGCTGATAGCAATATTAGATTTAATCTAAGAAAGATAAGAGATCGTTGTCGTGAGCAATCAAGAAACAATGATTATGCCAAAAGATATCTACAGCTTTTAGTTACCAATGTCGTAGGACAGAATGGTATCAGAATACAATCAAAAGCCAGAAATGAAGATGGCAAATTAGATATATTAGGCAATCGTGTCTTAGAGAGAGAATGGCACAAATGGTGTCGCAAGGGGAACTGTACTATTGATGGCAGAATGTCTTTCCTTGATGCCCAAAAACTGTTCATTGAAACATTAGCAAGAGATGGCGAAGTATTAATTAGACACATCACATCTAACAATCCACTTGACCCATATCGCATCCAGTTTCTTGATGCTGACTATCTTGATGAGGAAGAAAATAAGGTTCTGAGCAATGGTCAAGAAGTTATTATGGGTGTCAAATTAGACAAAAACAAAAAAGCAGTAAGTTATTTTTTGTTTAAAGAACACCCACATAATACATATCATGGTAAATACGATAGAACACATATAGAAATACCAGCAGAAGATGTCATTCATGCTTATCAAGCAGATAGACCAGAACAAACTAGAGGCTTGCCATTAATGACCACAGCCCTGAATAGACTTAAGATGCTTGATGGTTACGAAGAAGCATCACTTGTTAATGCTAGAGTGTCTGCATCAAAAATGGGATTCTTCACCTCACCAAATGGCGATGATTACACTGGAAGTGATGTAGAAGATCAATACACACCAATTATGAATGCTGAAGCAGGCACATTTGAACAATTACCTGAAGGAATGTCATTTCAATCTTTTGAACCACAGTTTCCAAGCAGTGAATTTGACAGCTTCCACAAATCTATACTTAGAGGCATTGCATCTGGTTTAGGGATTAGTTATGTTTCATTAGCAAACAATCTTGAAGGTGTTAATTATTCTTCTATTAGACAAGGCACATTAGAAGAAAGAGATAATTATAGAATTTTGCAAAAATTCATGATAGATCACTTTATTCAACCAGTATTTGATAAGTGGTTACTGCAAACCATGTCATTTAAAGATAATTTCTTATTACCACCAGATAAATACGACAAATTCTCTGACAACATACAATACATTCCGAGAAGTTGGGGCTGGATTGACCCTGTTAAAGAAGTCAAAGCCAATGTTGATGGCTTAAATGCAGGTGTAGTAACCATGCAAGATATACAGGCTAATTATGGTCGTGATGTTGAAGAATTATTTGAACAACATCAAAGAGAAGAAGAATTAGCGAAACAATATGATGTAAAAACAGCATATCAACCATTCGGGGCTGTAAAAATGCCAATAGATGCTGAGATACAAGACGATGGGGAAGAGGATGAGCAAGGGGAGTAAAAAAAGACCACAATCAGTATCAAATGAAGAATTTGCCTCTAATTGGGAGATGATTTTTGGTAAAAATATGGAAAATGCAAAAAAAAACAAATGGAAAAAGACTAAAAATGGCAAGTTATAAACCAACAGCAGGCATGAAATCAGAAGCTCAAAAGGGCTTAGACTGGCGAAGAGAACATGGTAGAGGTGGTACAGCAGTAGGTATCGCTAGGGCTAGAGACATTGTGAGTGGTAAAAATCTATCAGAATCTACTGTCAAAAGAATGTATAGCTTCTTCTCACGACATGAGGTAGACAAACAAGGCGAAGGCTTTACTCCTGATGAAGATGGTTTTCCCTCAAATGGTCGCATTGCATGGGCATTATGGGGTGGTGATGCAGGTTTTAGATGGTCAAAAGCCATAGTAGATAGACTTAAGAAGAAAGATGATGGTAGAATGGCAGAAGATATGGACAATAAAGTAGACAGACATATTAAAGACATTCGTGAGACAGAAGATTCATACATTGTTGAATTTGGTAAATCAATGCCAGAAGAAAACGATGATGAAAGACCTTATGACCACGAAGATGAAGAAGA